AACGTCAGATGGCAGCATTACGGGCTAGTCAAGAAAGTCTTAATCGGGATTACCGCGAACTTCAAAGTAAAAAAGCTAGCATGTTAAGGGAAATGAAAGGTACGCGAGAACAAAGAATTAAAAGACTAGAAGATAGTAAACAGAGTTTCACATCTTGGATTGCTAGTCTTATGCAAGATCCAGAAACTATGAAAAGATATGGAATTGAAATGGAAAAGATGAGAATGGCAATGAAAAAGGAAGAGGACCGTTTATCAGCATTTCATAAATATGAGGATGGTGGAGTTGATCAGCCCTTTTTAACTCCAGAGACTGTGAAAGATTAATTTATGAACTTTACAATATTAGTTGGTACGTGTGAAAAGTATTCTTTTCTTTGGGATAATTTTATAACTTTATTTAATAAGTACTGGGATCATTCTATAGAATGCCAGAAATATTTTTTATCAGACGTTAATTCTAAACCATATGATGGTTTTGATTGGATTATTGGTAAGGATCTATCTCAAGCTGATAGAATAAGATTAGCGTGCGACACAGTAAATACAGATTATATCTTGTGGCTGCAAGACGATTACTTTTTTAGAAAAACAATTAATAAGTGTTCGTTTGAAAATTATTTCTCTTTGATACAAAACTTAGACATTGATAGATTTGGTATTCATGAAGATAGTATGTTTTATAATAAGTCGCCACTATCAAACTCATTATATAAAAAATCTCAACACACCCTGTACTCTATATCTATGCAAGCATCTATTTGGAAAAAAAGTTTTCTAAAATATTGCACATTTAACTATAATAATATTTGGGATATGGAAGTTGATGGCAGTCGAGTATTAAATAACACCATCCCACATAAAATTTATTTTGATAAACAAGATCCACCTTGGTATTTAGAAGCAATGAGAAAAGGACAATATACTAGTTGGTATTATGATATTATAAAGGAAGAAAAACTATGAACGCTATTATTTTTGGAGTAACGGGACAAGATGGCAGTCACCTTGCTGATCTTCTATTATCCAAAGACTACGAAGCTGTTATTGGTGTAGCACGACGATCCAGCAATGATAATACATATAGAATTAAAAATGCTTTGTCTGATAGTAGGTTCAAGCTTGTCGAGGGAGACATAACTGATGCTAGTAGCGTGATGAATGTTATTAATAATTACGAACACGTAGATGAAATCTATAATCTGGCGGCACAATCTCATGTTGGTACTTCATTTAAGCAACCAGCCTTGACTTGGGATATTACTGGCAAGGGTTGTATGAACATTTTACAGGCAATAGTTGACCTAAAGAAATATGAATCACGCTTTTATCAAGCGTCTTCTAGCGAAATGTTTGGGGATTCTTATGATATAGATATCTATAATAATAAGTATCAAAGTGAAAATACCAAGTTTTTACCACAATCACCATACGCTATTTCAAAATGCGCCGCCCATTACTCTGTAAGATTATTCCGCGAAGCATATGGTCTACACGCTAGTGCTGGTATTTTATTTAACCATGAAGGCCCAAGGCGTGGCGACAACTTTGTTACTAAAAAGATCACAAATTGGATTGTTGATTTCTTGCTCTGGATGAAGAAACGCCATGTTACATTAGACACACTGCATGTGTCAGAAGATTATATACATAGTAAATTTTCTGAATATAAATTCCCGAAACTACGATTAGGCAATCTAGATGCGTATAGAGATTGGGGATACGCGGGAGATTATGTGGAAGCTATGTGGCTTATGATGCAACAGGAACAACCCGATGATTATGTTATTTGTACTGGAAAAACATATACTATTAGAGAATTCTTAGATTTAGCATTTAAAAAAGTAAATATAAACGATTGGTCGAATTATGTTGTTGTGGATAAAGAATTCTATAGACCAGCAGAGGTTAATTATTTAAAAGGCGACTGTACTAAAGCAAAGATGAAATTGGGATGGACACCAAAATATGATCTTAAAGATCTAGTATCACTCATGATAGACAGTAGATTCCATGAAAAATTATCGGATGATGCTAGACATTACTAGTGTTTATATCAAAATTAGACATCTTATATTAAGATCGTATAATAGCCCATTTCCAACTATATTTATAAGTGCCAAAGATCCAGATGAAGCATGTAGATTAGTTTTTGATGAATTGATAACACTATTGATTCATCAAGACCCATCTATTAAAATGAGAATAATATGCCGACACATTAAACGATACTGTAGAATAGATAAGATTTATCCATTATGAAACGTAACTATGACGATCCAGCATACGAAGATTTTAGAAAACGTGTTCTTAAGCGAGATAAGAAAAAATGTCAAATGCCGGGATGTGGACATTCTAAGAAATTACAAGTCCATCATATTAGAAAGTGGTCTTCAGCTTCATCTTTAAGATATGAAATATCAAATGGAATTACACTCTGCGCCAATTGCCATCAGTCTATAAAGGGAAAAGAACACCATTACGAAGCACTATTTATGGAAATTATACATGACTTATAAAGTAGCACCACCTTTTACCGTTGTTAAAGATACTAGAGAGCAAGACGGCTATTATTTTAAGCCACATAATACTTGTGCTGGTATGGTTGAACATAAACTAGATACTGGTGACTATACCATACAGGGCTTAGAGGATAAAGTATGTATAGAACGAAAAGGATGCGTTGAGGAATTGGCAGTTAATCTAGGACAAAAGAAGCATACGTTTCTAGACGAAATAGATCGTATGGCACCATTCCCACATAAATTTCTTATTCTCGAATTCTCACTAGATGATCTTATTAAATTTCCAGACGAAACACGTATTCCAACTAAGAAATTATCATCAGTTAAAATAACTGGTAAATACATGTTGAAGTGTTTATTTGAGTTTCAGCTATATAATAATGTGCAAGTGCTATTCTGTGGTAATAAATATAATGCATTTATAGCAGTAAGCAGTATTTTAAAACGGGTTAATGAGATGTACACCGTAGGGAGGAAACAGTGATGACTGAGCCAGAACTACTTAAAGATTTCCATGAATTTGGAGCAAATATTGCTACTAGAGAAATATTTCTCCACAATCACTATCACACCGAGGATAATCAAAATCCCGGCGTTGAATATAGAATGTCAAATACATTTATTAAGAATTTACGCGCATTAGATGTTAGAGCCAATGCAAATATAACAATCCACTGTCATAGTATTGGTGGAGAGTGGGCAGATGGTATGGCAATCTATGATGCTATTAAAATGTGTCGCTCATACATCACCATTATTATATATGGTCAAGCAGAGTCAATGAGTAGTATTTTTATGCAAGCAGCAGACTATAGATATATGACACCCAATGCTCATTTTATGTCTCACTATGGATCATCTGATATTAATACTGATTATTTGAGCGCAATGAATCAAGCTGATTATGAACGTAGAACAGCAGATATTATGTTTAATATTTATGCTGGACGATGTGTTGAGGGAAAATTCTTTGCTGAAAAATTTGGTAAGAAACCAAGCGAAAAACAAGTCAAGCAATATCTTATTAGAAAACTAAAGTCTGGTGATTGGTACTTGAGTGCAGATGATGCTGTTTATTATGGCTTTGCTGATGCCGTATTAAATGATTGGCATTTTACAGCATGAGTAAATTAAAAAATATCAATGAAGCTTGGCTTGGATTAGATACTCTGGAAGCAGATATCTTCAATCCTATGTCCATACTTAAGCCTTCTGAAGAAGATTTTCATTTAAAATTAGCTTGGTTAATGAGCCGACCAGATTACCTACCATTCTTTGCTCACCATATATTGAATATACAACTATTACCATCACAAAGTTTAATAATTAAAGAATTATGGGAGCGTAAATTTCCCATGTTAATTGCTAGTCGAGGTTTTGGTAAATCGTTTAAATTAGCAACCTATTCTATGTTAAGAGCGTTAATGTATCCTAAACGCAAGATTGTTATTGTTGGTGCTGCGTTTAGACAATCTAAAGTTGTTTTCGAATACATGGAAACTATATGGCGTAATTCCCCAATGTTAAGAGATATGTGCGATGCAGAAAGCGGTCCAAGGCGAGATACCGATAGATGTGTTATGAGAGTCAATGAGAGCGTTATAACATGCTTACCGCTGGGTGATGGTCAAAAAATTAGAGGTCAAAGAGCTAATGATATTATTGCTGATGAGTTCGCTTCTATACCACGCGATATTTTTGAAAACGTTGTGGCTGGCTTCGCCGCTGTTAGTGCTGATCCAGTAGAAAATGTTAAAAGGTTAGCCGCCCAAAATAAAGCTAAAGAACTGGGAGTAGAAATATTAGCAGAAGAAGCTCCAAAAGATCAAAAAGATAATCAAATTATTTTATCTGGCACAGCATACTATGACTTTAATCACTTTGCAACTTATTGGAAAAAATGGAAATCTATTATTAAAAGCCGTGGTCAAAAATCTAAACTAAGAGAAATTTTTAATGGCGATGATCCTCCAGAAAATTTTGATTGGACACAGTATTCTATTATTCGTATGCCATATGAATTATTACCACCGGGATTTATGGATGCTGATCAAGTAGCAAGATCAAAAGCCACGGTTCATGCCGGTATTTATCAAATGGAATATGGAGCTTGCTTCACTAGAGACTCTCAAGGATTCTTTAAAAGGTCTTTGATAGAGTCGTGTGTTATTACCAAGGATAATACTATAAAAGATAGCAAGGGGAATGAAATTCATTTCGAAGCATCCTTAATGGGTGATTCTAATAAAAGATATATTTTTGGTGTAGACCCCGCTTCTGAAGTTGATAATTTTAGTATCGTTGTTTTAGAAGTTAATCCAGATCATAGGCGCATCGTACACTGTTGGACAACAACGCGATCAGAACACAAGGAATTAATTAAAAAAGGATACTCAACAGAGACAGATTTTTATTCATATTGCGCCAGAAAGATACGAAATCTGATGAGTTTGTATCCCTGCATTCATATATCAATCGATGCTCAAGGTGGCGGTATCGCTGTTATAGAATCACTTCACGATAATGATAAACTAAAAGAAAATGAGCTTCCTATATGGCCCGTTATTGATAATGATAAACCAAAAGATACTGATGGTGAGCGCGGACTTCATATTATAGAACCGTGCCAATTTGCTAGATATGAATGGCTAGCAGAGGCTAATCACGGCATGAGAAAAGATTTAGAAGATAAAGTATTGTTATTCCCCTTTTTTGATGCTATATCATTAAGTTTATCTTCATCTGAAGATTCGATTAAAAATAGAATATATGATACTTTAGAAGAGTGCGTATTAGATATTGAAGAATTAAAAGATGAGCTATCTATGATACAAATGACTCAAACCAATGGAGGTAGAGATAGGTGGGATACTCCAGAAGTTATTGTTGGAACTGGAAAGAAAAGTAAAATGAGAAAGGATAGATATTCAGCACTGCTAATGGCTAATATGGCAGCAAGAACACTGCATAGAACTCCAGAGCAAGAAGCCTACAATTTCTATGGTGGTTTTGCTACTGGTGGACATGGCAATAAGAGCGACAATCAAAAAATGTATATTGGCCCAAGCTGGTTTACTGAGAATATGAAAGATGTGTATTAAATAATGATTAATCCAATTACAATCCAATTGAGGAAAATATGAGCCAAAATAATGAAATGTTAACATGGTCTGATAATAACGAAGACAGCAAAGCGCAGGCTATGTCTCAATTTTCAGACAATGTAGATTCCTATAGCGGGTTGTCTAAATCCCACGGTTCCACATTTCGTAATTTTATTGACATTGAGCCTAATCGATCAGTAAAGCCGGGATTTTCTCGTCTTGATTATAATGCCTTTAGACCAAATGAGGCTGTACCTAATCAACAGCAACGTGCTATTAAGATGTGCATGGATGCTTATGATAAGGTTGGTATCATACGCAATGTTGTTGATCTTATGGGCGATTTTGGAAGTCAAGGTATTGAGATTGTACACCCTAACAAAAGCGTTGAAAGATTTTATAAGCAGTGGTTTAGAAGTGTTAATGGTAAAGAAAGATCAGAACGATTTCTAAATAATTTATATAAGACAGGGAACGTTATTGTTTATCGCAGTTATGCTAAAGTAACACCAGCACTAGAGAAGTATATGAAATCTTTAGCTGCTGATATTAAAGTTGAGATTCCTAATATTACCAATGGAGAAATTCCTTGGAGATATAATTTCTTTAATCCATTATCAATAAAATTAAAAGATAGTAAACTAGCAATTTTCTTAGGTAGACCAGCCTATTCTATCAATATTGGAACATTCTTTGATAGATTTACTGATGGTGATATCCCAATGAATATCATTAATAGTTTACCAGATAATATTAAGCAGGGTGTTAAGGATGGACAAAAACAAGTAGATCTAGATCCTAGTCGAATTAGTATCTTTCATTATAAGAAAGATGATTGGCAAATATGGGCCAATCCAATGATTTATGCTATTCTAGATGATATTATCATGCTAGAAAAAATGAGACTAGCCGATTTATCAGCTTTAGATGGTGCTATTTCAAATATTCGTTTATGGACTCTTGGTAGTTTAGAATATAAGATTCTTCCCAATAAAGCTGCCATTAATAAACTAAGGGATATTTTAGCTAGTAATGTCGGCGGTGGTACAATGGAACTTGTTTGGGGTCCAGAGCTATCATTTAAGGAATCAAATAGTGAAGTTTATAAGTTCTTAGGTCCAGAGAAATACACATCGGTATTAAATAGTATTTATGCTGGCCTTGGGGTTCCACCAACCTTAACTGGCATGGCAACTAACGGCGGTGGATTTACCAATAATTTTATTTCTCTAAAAACATTAGTTGAAAGACTACAATATGGTAGAGATCAATTAATGAAATTTTGGGAAAAAGAAATTGAAATTGTTAGACAGGTCATGGGTTTTAGAAACAAGGCTTACATACAGTTTGATCAAATGAGTCTATCCGACGAAGCGGCAGAAAAAAATCTCCTTATTCAACTCGCTGATAGAGATATTATTAGTCAAGAAACATTATTACAAAGATTCAAAGAAATTCCACAAATTGAAAAGATTAGGCTTCAAAGAGAGGTTGCTGATAGAGAAGATGATAAGAATCCTAAGAAAGCTAGCCCTTATCATACCCCACAGCACAAGCAAAACTTGGAAAAGATTGCACTACAATCTGGCAAAGTTTTACCTTCTGATGTTGGTATTAAATCTAGTGTCCCCAAAGATTTATTACTAATGACACCAAAGAGTAGCTCACCATTTGGTGGAGGCTCAGTTACTCCACAAGCCAAACCATCAAATCCCAACGGTAGACCTCCTTTACAACAAGATACCACGCCAAGAAAACAGCGTGTTGGTAAG